CCTTAAAATTTATTTCGTTTTCTGAAGTCACTTTTTTAGTGAGAAAAACGTTAGAGTTATTCACTAATCAATACTTGGTTGCGCCGCAACATTTCTACCATTCATTTTTTGTGTTTATTTTTTAATGCCTAATCACGCTAACCCGTTATGTATTTTTAAACTTAAACCCTACCTTTTTAAAAAGGAATACCTCCGTGATTATAAGACGCTATTGAAGTTGGATCCTTGTTCATGCTTTCAATTTGCTCTTATTCACAACCATCCATCTTACGCTAATTATCAAGTTGAGCTCGATGAATTTCAAGAATTTGTAGAATCTTCCGATGCTTGGGAATTTTACAAAGAAACGGATTATAAGTATAACTTAAATTCCGGAAGAGATTATTTTCACAGAGATCCATACGTAAAGAAAGCTTTTAAGCAGTATGATCCCGCAACTTATTATCGTTATTGCGATGCCAATAAAACTCCTAAAACTGGTTCAATGTATTGGAGTTTACTTTCATATCTTTATCCTATTTCAAAAGTACCACGCCATAGTAATCATAGTTTTTATGCTTCGATGTCCAAAGCTATTAACCATGTATTTTCTAATTTTGATGAATCTAAGCCTATTTCAGTTGAAGAAGCTATTAATGTCATGCCCAAAAACACTTCCGCTGGTTTTAATGGTTTAGTTTTCTCTGGAGATGGAACTAGACGAAAAAAGGAAGATATCCTACCTTTTATTCGTGATCAATATTACTTCAACCTCAATCAAATTGAAAGAGGAATATATCCAAACGACTATTGTATGTTTGCGATGAGAGGTCACTTATCCAGTCGATTAAAGAAGAAAACAAGGCCTGTTTGGCTTGTTTCCGCATCAACAATTGTCGCAGAACTTCGCTATTATACACCTTTCTACGACCAAATTAATTCAAAACCGTTTTTCAAAAACATGTGGATTACAGGACCGGAATCCTTACCACGTTTGAATCGGTATCTCCGTCGACATCCTGACGCTACATTTTATAATACAGATATATCTAGTTGGGATAGTTACAGAGCATCTTGGTTTCATGAAAAAATAATGCGTTGTCTTGAACGTAAATTGATTCTTAATCCTTTGCAAAGAAAGGAATATAATTATTGTGTACAAAGCGCAATTTACACAAAAGTTCTTTTTCCTGATGGTACAGTTTATAAAAAGAAAGCTGGTATTATTTCTGGTACAGCTGGAACTTTATTATTTAACTCTTTGTTAAATACAGTAGCTAGTTATATTATCTTAAATATGATGAAGTATGTTAGTTTAGATAATCAGTTTGATTTTGTAGACAAAATCATTGATCCAAATTGGCTTGGCGATGATTTCTCTTTTTATACTTATATAGCCTTTGATCTCGATAGATTTTCCAGATTAATGTTTATGTATTTTAATTTAGAAATGAAACCTGAAAAAACAATCATTGCACGTGAAATGGATGATCGTAAATATTTAGGTTATCAATTAAAATCTGGTTTTTTATATCGACCACGAAAAGAGTTTATTCAAGCTCTTTTATATACTGAGCGACCGTTTCCAGAAGAACATGGTTTTTCAATATCTTTTTCTAGGTTCTTCTCTTACTTGTTATTAGGAGGTATAAATGATTATTACATTTTAGATTTTTTCTATTATTATATGGGTTTATACAAAGATGAAGCATCAATGGTAGACGATATCTATATGACTGGAATAGATAATATTTTCAAATTATTGAAAGATGTATGGAATGTCAAAATTCCAAATTTTACTTTAGATACACTTAGGAATATCAACTTAGAGTTGATGAAGTATGTATTATTGTATGGGTATGACTTAAGATTTAAAGATCTTAATTATTAATTAAAGACCTTTAGGGTATTTGTTTTTTTTAAAAAAAAAAAAAAAAAAAAAGAGACCCCCTATAGTGAA